AACCAGCGCAGCTAGTTTAGCAGCTGGGGCGGTTGGTGCCGTTCAGGGTGCAATGGGTTTATTCGGTGCAGAATCTGAAGATGTCCAGAAAGCCCTTTTGAAGGTACAGTCTGCGATGGCTTTGTCTCAGGGCTTGTCACAGCTTGCGGATCTCAGCAAAGTAACAGAAGAACTCAAGTCCTCCTTCAAGGGATTGATAGGAACTACTGCTCAAAAGACGGCAGCTACTACAGCAGATACGGCAGCAGTAGGGGCAAATGCAGTAGCGAATACAGCACAGGCAGCAGCTACAAACGCATCTTCCCTAGCAAGTAAGGCAGCTGCAATATCTATGAAGGTGCTTAGAGGGGCTTTGATTTCTCTAGGTATCCCTGCTTTGGTACTTGGCTTAATTTCTTTGGTGCAAAACTTTGGTGCTATTAAAGATGCTGTTCTAAATTTAATGCCGGGGCTAAAAGGATTTTCGGATACGATAGGAGGACTAGTCCAAAAGGTTACGGATTTTTTTGGTATTACTAGTAAGGCAAACAGGGAACTAGATGCACTTACAAAAGGAACTGCATCAAGAAATGAAAGCATAGAAACGCAAATCAAATTACTATCGGCACAAGGTGGTAAGGAAAAAGAGATTTTTGAACTCAAGAGAAAGCAAACTCAGCAAGAGATTCAGGACTTGATAGCCTCAGACAGGCTAGATGGAAAGACCACAGAGGAACGGCAGAAAAGAAGAAAAGAACTGCTGAATAATCTAACCTTTGAAACTGCTGCTTACAATAAAAAAGAAGCGGACGAAGCAAAGGCAGCAGCGGAAAAGCAGGCAGCGGAAGCAAAGACCAGAGCGGAAAAGGCAAAGGCTGACCAGGAAAAAATCAATGAAGAAAAATTAGCAGCAGAAAAGAAACTTGCTGAGGAACAAAAGGAACTACAAGAAAAAACCGCAGCGGAAGATACCGAATTTGCAAAGCGACTAAATGAAATCCTAGTAGAGTCAAGGCTTGCAGCGATCAAAGACGAAAACGAAAAGGCAAGGGCTGAATTAGTTGCACAGCAAGAGCAGGAACTTGCAGATCTAGCAGAAGATACCAAGCTAAGAGCAGACCAAAAACTAGCTATTCAAAAGCAACTTGAGATTCGAAACAAAGAAGAACTAGATGCGCTTGAATTGACCTTTGCAGAGGCTGATGCCATCAAAAAACTGGATGAACTAGATGCCCAAATGAAGGAGGCAGATGATGATTTGATGTTAGAAAGAAATCTTCTAGATCAAAAGGATGCTCTGCTAAAAGAATACTACGATAAAAATTTAATTTCAGATATTGAATACACGCAAGGAATAAAGGAAAATTCAGACGCAAGAATAGCAATAGATAAGGCAGAATACGATTTAAAAATATCTCAGGCACAGGCTGCTTCTCAATTACTTGCATCACTATCTGAACTTGCAGGTAAACAAACAGCAGCGGGAAAGGCCTTGGGAATTGCTTCCGCTTTAACAAATACCTATGTCGGTGTTACTGAAGCACTATCTGCAAAGTCTGTCCTTCCTTCCCCTTTTGATGTTGTGGCTAAGGTGGCAAACGTGGCTACAATTCTAGCAAGTGGATTGAAAGCAGTTAAGGCAATCACAGCCGTACAAGTTCCGGGTGGCGGTGGTGGAGGTGGGGCTGTTTCAGCACCTAATATTTCTGCAACCGCACCGGGTGTAGGCGGTCAAGTACCTACGATTGGATCTAGTCCTGTTACCGCTTTGGGAACTGTAATGCAGAACCAAACGCCAATCAAAGCCTATGTGGTAGAAAGTGAAGTGACAGGAACTCAAAAGCGGGTAGCCGATATTGAACGAAGGGCAGGATTTTAATACTTAGAGATATGGATAAATTACCACTATACAAGATGTTTATCGCTGATGACATCGATGGGGAAGAAGAAGTAGATTTTGTAGCCTTGGTGGAAAGCCCTGCGATCCAGAGAAACTTTCTAGCCTTTGGAGATCAATTTGTAGAACCAACACAGGGCGAAAGCAAAAATGACTTTATGCCTAGATGCATCGAGTATATAATTAATGAGGGTAAGGAATCAGAACAGGCGGTAGCTATCTGCTCAAGTTTATGGGAGCAGCACTTTGCAGAAGTACAGGTGATAGTTTGTAAAAAGTGTGGGCACTCATGGGATTATCAAGAAGGCGGTAAAGATCCGTACAAATGTCACATGTGCGGTGCTAAAGAGGAAGCATTTGAAAGCTACAATGACTACCCACAAAGTGCAAAGGATAATGCAGAAAGAGGCATCCGTTTGAATGAGGCTATAGGGAATAAATGCGCCACTCAGGTAGGCAAAGTTCGGGCACAACAAATCATGAACGGTGAGAACCTCACAATGGACACGATCAAAAGAACCTATTCTTATTTGAGCAGGGCTGCCGAGGATTATAATCCAGATGACACCGAAGCCTGCGGAACTATCAGTTATCTTCTTTGGGGTGGTGAACCTATGCTTAGATGGGCAGAAGCTAAAATTAATCAAGAACAATTCAGCACACACCTATCCTTCGCAGTTCAGGATGAAGATCAAAGAATTGTTTCTGGGCCTTTGATGATTGCAGATCTACCGATCTACAGAAGGGACGAAGATGGGGAGTACTATGTGATGTTTACCGGGGAGCAGATCAAGAAGATCGTGCAGCGGTTTTTCAAAAAAGGATATCAGGCAAAGGTCAACATTGAACACGGCAAAAAAGCCGAAGGGGTTTATATGTTTGAAAGCTACATCATTGACAGGGAAAGAGGGGTTAACCCTCCTACAGGCTTTGAAGATGTGGCAGATGGTTCTTGGTTCGGAAGCTTCAAGGTAGAAAATGAGAAACTTTGGGGTGAAGTAAAAGCAGGGACTTTCAAAGGCTTCAGCGTGGAGGGTTTATTCCGCTATGAAAAGGCGGGAATGATCATGCAAAAAGAGGAACAGATCATGGCTCAGATTTTTAAAATTTTGAGTCAAGTTGAACAAAATTAACTAACTAAATATTTACAATTATGAACGCAAAAGAAGCACTTGTGCAAATTAAAAACTTGCTTTTCACAGAAGCAGAAAAGAAAGCAGCCTTCGCTTTGGTAGAAGGTAAGCTAGTAGATGGCACAGCTGTTGCCTACGATCTTGAGGCAGGTGATATTTTCGTAATCGGTGAAGATGGGGTACAGATCCCTGCACCTGTTGGAGAGCATCAACTTGAAAGCGGTGAAATCGTAATCGTAACTGAAGCAGGTAAAATAGCTGAGGTTAAAAGCGGTGAGCCAAAGGTAGAAATCGAAATCGAAGCAGCGGAAGTACCAGCTGAAGAGCCTAAGAAGGATGAGGCTATGGCCAAATTCGAAGAGGCAATGGGATACCTTGAAAAAAAGGTAGAAGAACTAAGCGCAAAAGTTAAGGCGATGGAAGAAAAAGCAGAAGATGTGAAAGAAGCGGTGAAACTATCTGCTGAAGTTCTTGAATCATTTGCAAAAGAGCCAAGCGACAAAGCAATCACTGCTCCTAACCAATTCGCTAAGCAATTAAAAACAGAAAAAAACGACAGGTATAACAACCTTCAAAAAGCATTTTCAACACTTAAAAAATAAACGACAATGGCATTAGACCTTTCAGCATTAACTAACTATGTAAAGGAGAACGAATTGCAGTTGACTTCAGCTGCTATCTTCTCAGCAAAAACTGCTTCCCTTATCGAGCAATTCGGTAACGTACAAGTAGGTATCAAATCCGCAGAGACTATCAACATCATGACAACTGATGCGGTATTCCAAGCGGGTGGAACTTGTGGATTTTCATCCTCAGGAACTACTACTATCACTCAAAGAACTTTGACTGTAGGTAAGATCAAGATTCAAGAATCTATCTGCCCTAAGGTATTCGAAGCTAAGTACACTCAGAAGGCTTTGAGAGAAGGATCTAGCTATGACTACATGGCTTATGCACAAGAATATTCTGCTCAGAAAGTAGAGCGTATTGGTGCTGCTTTGGAAACTGCTATCTGGCAGGGTGATCCGGGAAGTGGAAACGCTAACCTAAACAAGTTCAATGGACTTGCTAGCATGATCAATGACATGGGCTTCGGTGGTGCAGGTGATCCTGTAAAAGGAAACACTTCTAACTTGACTACCTTGACTACTGCAAATGTTGAGCAGGCTGTAGACGAAATCTTCGCTGCTATTCCTGCTGCCCTTTTGGATAAGCAAGATCTAGTAATCTTTGCAGGTAACGATACTTTCAGAGAGTATGTGATTGCCTTGAGAGATTCCAACCTTTTCCATTACCCTGTAGATGCAGCTAACATGGAACTAGTAGTACCGGGCACAAACATCAAGTTGATTGGTGTAAATGGTTTGAACGGAACTGACTACCTTTTCGCTTGCTCAATGTCAAACCTTTACATTGGTACTGACCTTTTGAACGAGCAAGATCGCTTCGAACTGTTCTATGCAAAAGAGGCAGACGAAATGAGATTCGTAGTAGAGTTCAAATTCGGTGTGCAGGTTGCATTCCCTGACGAAGTAGTTTTCTGGAAGAAAGCAGCAGCCTAAATAAAATCGGGGAAGATGGTGGCGTCTTCCCCTTCACTTATTAAATAAATAAAATATGCCTTGTGCCTTAACTCAAAGTTATACGCTTGATTGCAAAGATAGCGTAGGCGGTTTAAAAGCCGTATATTTTGCACCTTATGAAGATTTGGCTACAGTAACCATAGCAGCAGGAGTAGTAACTACTTTGACTATGGATGCTACTAAGGTTTTCTACAAGTACGATCTTGTAAAAGAATCTTCCAACTTCGCAGAGGCTGTAAATACTAATGTGCAGAATGGTACTATTTTCTATGCTCAGACACTCGAAATTATCCTTAACAAATTGCAGGTAAACACCAGAAACGAAATCGTTCTTTTGGGAAAAAACAGACTTGCAGTAATTGCTACAGATAATAATGGAGAGAATTGGTTCTTGGGTGTAGGTAATGGTTTGGATCTAACAGGTGGAGGTAGTGCTTCAGGTACTGCTTTCGGTGATAGATCAGGATATACCTTAACATTTACAGGTAACGAGAAGGAACTTTGCCCTAAAGTGACAGCAGTTATTCCGATTACCTAATACATTTGGTTTATAGGTTAGATGTGAAAGCACCCTCGATTCTGGGGGTGTTTTTTTTTGTGTACATAGTTTAGGTTTTTATATTTCTAGTTATGATCGCAATACCACAGGGGACAAATTCTTCGATTTATGTAACCCTTACAGATAAGAGGGAAACAAGTAGCAATGTCTACATTTTCCGATTTAATCATGAGGTGACAAACGAAGAATTGATTTTGACTTTAACGGATACAAGCACATTCAAAGATCGTGTTTCTAAATTTGCAATTACTAGCGCAAACTTCGAGAATAGAACCATCGGATTCTGGAGGTACAACGTGACGCAATCAGGAAGCGGTGCCGAGATTATTGCTACAGGAAAAATGCAATTGACGGCAGCTAACTTGAGCACCGCTGGGGTGATTAGATACAACGGCTATAACGGTGACTACAAAACCTATACCACAACATGATAAAATTTCTAAAATTTGACGATGTACCACTACCCATTTACAAGGAAGTAAAAGGGAAAGATTACATTTTTTATGGGGAGCGGAATGACTACCCTAACTACCTACTAAGGATCTACAATAACAGCGCAAAGCACAACGCAATTGTAACCGGGAAGGTAGACTACATCTGTGGCAACGGGTGGACTGTAAAGGCTGAAGATGAAATGCAGAAGGCAAAAGCCTTTGGCATTATTGACAAGGTAAACACCAAGCGAGAAAGCTTAAATGAGGTCACTAATAAGCTTGTGACGGACTTAACTATTTTTGGTGGATACTATCTACAGGTGATATGGACAAAGGCCACAGGCGAGATCGCAGAACTCTATCACGTAGACTACTACAAAGTAAGAACCAACTCAGATAATAGCGAATTCTATGTATCTGACAATTGGCTGAAGAACGATAACGTAAACCCTCGACCAGACTACGAAACCTACCCGGCATTCGATCCTAACAATCCTACAGGATCTCAGATACTTTACTTCAAAGAATATCGCGCAGGAGTAAATACATATTCCCTTCCTGATTACCGGGGTGCGATCAGCTATATTGAACTTGATATCTCGATAGGTGAGTACCACTTGAACACCATAAACAACGGCATGTTCTCAAGTAAGCTAATTAACCTTAACGGGGGCAAGGTAAGCCAAGAAGAAGAAGATAGAATTGAGCGACAATTCCAAAACAAATTCAGCGGATCTAAAAACGCAGGTAAATTCATGCTAGCTTTTAACGATAGCAAGGAGAATGAGCCTTCTATAATTGATCTATCCGGTACCGAACTTGATAAGCACTTTGACCTTTTGAATTTGACTGTTCAAACCGAAATTTTTAGCGGTCACAAGATCACAAGCCCAATGCTATTCGGCATAAAAACCGAAGGTCAACTAGGGGGCAGATCTGAAATGAGAGAGGCTTATCAGCTATTCCAGAACACCTATGTAAATGCAAAGCAGCGAGCACTTGAGGAAGTGGTAAACTACCTATTCAAGTTCAATGACATCATCGCTGATCTTGAATTAAAACCTACAGAGCCTATCTCTTTTGAATTCTCAGAGGCGATCATCTCAGCCAACATGACTCAGGATGAAATCCGGGAGAAGCTAGGACTTGCACCTATCGAAAAGAAAGAAACAGCAGGAGCGCAGGACATTATCAATTCATTGAACAGCCTATCCCCTTTGATTGCTACCAAGGTAGTGGAAAGCATGGATGTAAACGAACTTCGCAGCTTGATTGGATTGCCAACAAAAGAAGATATTGTTACTCCTGAGAACATAGGCGAAGCACCTACTACAGTAGAAACTTTGCATTTGTCATGCGCCCACACCCAAAAAGACGATGAAATTCTAAGCCTGTTTGAAGGTAAGGGAATATCGAAAGACGGTTTTAAAATTATTGAAACTTCTAAGATGACCTTTTCAAGCATGGATGACTTTGTAAAGCAGGATCTATTTGCTGAGTATATGCTGAACGAAGTGCAAAGAAAGATATTAAAAGAGATTCAAAGCAATCCAAAGGTAACCGTTCCACAGATTGCAGAGGCTACAGGAATAGATGAGGCTTCAGTAATTGGAAGGATCAACACCTTGATTGATGACAATGTATTGACTGAAGACATTAGCAATGTCGGGCAGGTAACTAGAAAGATAACCAGAACAGGCGAGGCAGCGATCCGTAGGCTAACCCCTGTAACTTCTTTTAAAGTGCTATACAGCTATGAAGAAAGAGAGGGAGTTCCTGCTGCAAAAAGCGGAAGCAGGCCTTTGTGCGAAAAACTATATAATTCTGATGGTGTAGGCAAAAGCCTTTTATTTACCCGTGAAGAAATCCAAAACATCTCAAACCAATTAGGCTATTCAGTTTTTCAGCTTTGTGGTGGATGGTATAGAAGACCGGGAACTAACATCGTGACTCCTTACTGCCGTCACGAATGGAAAAGAAACGTAGTAGTAGAAAAGACATCACGATGAGCGCAAATGTATTAATGATTTCGGAGCAATCCTTCAAGGATTTCACCGTAGCTTCCGCAAATATTGACCTGAAGAATGTAACTCAGGTGATCAAGATGACTCAGGATAGGTACATACATCCGATCTGTGGTACTGCGTTATATGACAAGATCCTTTCTTTGATTGTGGCCGGTACCATTACAAGCGGAGGCAATGCAGTTTACAAGACCTTGCTAGATGACTACCTAACAGATACGCTATTCAATTACGTTCTGGGTGAACTTCCTATGGCGATGCAATACAAGTTCGTAAATAAGGGAGTAGTGAAACGCAAATCAGAGAACATCACAGAACCTACTTTTGCAGAACTTCAAAGCATAAGCCAATACTACAAGGGATATGCTGAATGGTATGCGGAAAGATCTATCAATTACCTAACTGCAAACAATACTCTCTATCCTGAGTACTTGAATCCGGGCAGTGATGTGACTACGATCCAGCCTGTGAGCAATCAATACAAGGTAGCTATCAATTTAGGCCGTGGTGACTATGAAGATTACAGACCATATAGCGAAAGATACCAAGGAAACCGCTACAAAAAACCATTCTAAAAATGGCCTACAGCAAGAACGAAAAGAAACTAAAAGAATTCTTATCCAAACAAGATGACCCTAGCAAATCTAGTAGCAAAACTAAAAGCAATCCAAGAAGCACATCCGATGATTCGGACATTCGGAGAGGGTGATATTTATGACTACACAGATAACGGGGGTGAAATTGTATACCCTGTTTTCTGGACAGTTGTAAGGCCTTCGCAGTATTCAAATACTACTATGCGCTATCGCTTAGTTCTTTTGTTTGCAGATCTCTTGACTGAAGATAAAAGCAATCGCCTCCAGGTTCAAAGCGATCAGCTACTTGTAGCCTTGGATGTTTTGGCTAAGCTAAAATTAGATAATACCTATTCATTTAACACCCCTCCACAGGCATCTGTAGAATTCTTTCAGGAGCGATTCGATGACTTTGCAGCAGGGGTAAGTATTGATATTGAAATTACTGCGCCAATTCCTTTGAACCTTTGTCAAGTTCCAACTAATTAAAGAGATGAATATATTGAAAAGCGATGAACTCGGAGTACCCTCCACCTTCTTGGCAATGTTTGCTAATGTCACGGCTATGGCTGGGCTTCAATTTGTAAACGTAGTTTTCACTTCGGTGATTTCTATTCTTTCAATTATTTATTTGGTTTATAAGTTGCGGGCAGAAATAAAGAAAAGCAATGGCAAAGGCTAAGGCAGTAGCGCAGATTAAAATTAGCTTTGGCAAAAGGAGAAACGGAAAGGCAAAGAAGTCTTATTCAAAAGCATTAAACAAGCCTAAAAAATACAGGGGACAAGGAAGATGAAAAGGTTTTTTATTTGGGCAAAGGGATTTTTAAGTGAAGGCGGTGAAGCATCTAGCAAAAGGCTTGTCGGTGTAATTAGCGCAATCGCATTATCCTATAGTCTTATCAGAAATCAAAACGAACCTTTAGTCTATTCAGTAGCTGCATTATCTGCTGCTGCTTTGGGGATCACGGCTGCCGAAAAGATATTTAAAAAACCTACAGACAAAAATGAAAATCAGCCCCCATCTTAATTTAGCGGAGATCACCAGAAGTGACACAGCTAAGAGGCACGGAATAGACAACACACCAACGGCAGAGCATCTTGAAAATTTCAAGCTACTTGCAGATAAAGTATTCGAACCTATTCGGGAACACTTCGGAGTTCCTATTTTTATTTCAAGCGGGTACAGATCTAAGGCTTTAAATGCTTTTATAAAAGGTAGTGCATCATCTCAGCACTGCAAGGGTCAAGCCATTGATATCGACATGGATGGAGGGAACGGTGAAGTGACCAACAGAATGGTATTTGATTTCATAAAAAATAAGCTAGACTTCGATCAGCTAATCTGGGAGTTTGGAACAGACTTCAATCCTGATTGGGTTCATGTCTCATTCGTAAAAAGTGGAAACCGAAAGCAGAAACTCAAGGCCGTTCGGTCTGGAGGCAAAACAACCTATATACCCATTTAATGGAACTAACAAAAATTGCTAGGAATGTTCACAGCATTTCTTTAAGCAAAGAAGAAAATCGTGTAGCCTTACTTTCGGATCTACACTGGGATAATCCTAAGTGCGACCGGGTAATGCTGAAGCGACATTTAGATTATTGCCTTGAGCAGAATATTCCGGTCTTCATCAATGGAGACCTTTTCTGTTTAATGCAAGGGAAGGGAGACAAAAGGGGAAACAAAAGCGACATTTTACCTGAGCATAACAATGCCAAGTACCTTGACTCAATTGTGGAAACTGCCGTAGATTGGTTCAGCCCTTATGCATCTATCTTGACTGTTATCGGGTACGGTAATCACGAAACCTCGATTATAAAATATCAAGAAACCGACATCCTCCAGAGATTTGTAGATCTATTAAATTACAAAAACAAAAGCCAAGTTTATGTGGGTGGATATGGTGGATGGATTGTTTTGAAATATGAAATAAGGCATAGCACTTCTATGAGCAAGACTATGAAATATTTTCATGGGAGCGCAGGCGGTGGCATTGTTACTCGTGGGGCAATCAACTTGACTAGGGCACTAGAAATTTATGA